AGCCAAACAACGGACTTGAACCGTTGACCTACGGTTTACAAAACCGTTGCTCTATCCAGCTGAGCTAGTTTGGCGTTTCTCTTCCTTACTGGTCTTGAAGTAAAGACTATAGTATCTTTTCTTCATTGTGTCAATGGCGTCCATGTCTTCCTTGAATCCCATATATTTGAGATGCTGGTAGACACCTTCCATTTCACCAAGCAGAAGCAAGAGATTGATGCTAGTAGCAGGACGACCGCCAAACTTATACCCATCAAGATGGTTGCTCATAGAAAAAGTATACCTGATTGACTCGGTAATTGTCAAACATGCGATCGTCTGTTATAGACATCGAGTGTGGGAATTTCTTACCATCAAACAAAACACATCTATTATGCTTTGCTTCAGTAGTATGTATAACTTCCCAATCTCGCTTGAAAACCCAAGGACAGACCCATTCGGGGAGGAATGGGTTGGGGGTGTCTTGCTTATACAAGTTTGTCCCTGAGCAATCATCGAAATAGACAATAGCATTGTAACCTAAGTCTCGGTGTGGCCACCAGTATTTGTTATCAAAATCGTTATATGCCCGATCGATAAACTTGGTTACGTTGGTCACAAACTTTAAGTCATCTTCAGGTGGTTGTCCACACACCTCTGACAGTTTGTAATAATTGTCTTTTAGTCCGTCATGGTCTTCGATTAACCTACGGTCCTCATACTTGTCCATGTTATACCCTAGGTGAGGGTTATGTTTCCATGGATCGGGTAGAGGTTTTGTGCAGTAATCGTAAACTGTGTCTGGGTCATGATAAAAGTTATCAATGATATAGATCTTGCTACCTTCTATTTCATAGAAAGATAACTCCCACTCACCTAATTCAAACATTAGTCTGGAATTTCAGCATAGTTTTCGACCAACCAGGACAAGTCAAACAAGACAGGATGGCATTCCTCAGCGATGAGGTAGTCACTTACCTTGTATAACTCTTCCATAGTATAACGTCTTCCTGTATCTGCGTCAAGTCTGACTTCTTCTAAATCTTGGACTGCCTCAGGTAACTCTTCAAAGGTGAAAGGCATTCCCATAATAAACCACATGTCAACAATCATGTCTTCCCCTTCTCTTACATCCAGGTAACAGTAACTGTGAGTGATGCGGATTTTCTTCATTAGAAGTCTTGCGTCATTTCATTCAGAGATTCTGACACATAACCTGCGACAAATGCGGGATCTGGCACAAATTCTTCAGGATCTGGAATATTTATCTTGGAACCCTGATTTGGTGTTGCAATTGGTGTCATTAACACAATGTGACCAGACTCGCTAATGAGTTTGATTGTATGTCCTCGCTCTACAAGAGAGAAGACAAAATCAAAGTTGTCTTGTGCCTCTTGGACAGTGAGGGTGATGATACTAGACATAGGTAATCAATTCAGAGGGGACGTTTTCATTGAAGGTCGTCAGAGTCTCAGAGAAACCCTCAGATCCTTCTTCATCAAACTTCCACTGCACCACCTCGTCAACACCTTCGCTATCCATGATTTTCACGGTGCGGCGGGAGATGTCAACCCAGATGTGCTCAAGATAGGTATCAGACATGAGGTCATAACGAGGACCTCCATATCATACCTCAATTCAGCAGCAATGGCAAGCCGTAGACTTGGTGAGGACCGAAAGCACAACCAGTTGCCATGAAACCAGCACCCACAGAGTAGGACGCCATGCCTGACACCACTTGGTTGACAATAGATCCAGAAGGTGTGAATTCTGTGATCACACCAGTAGGACATGCAATAAAGGAGTTAATGATGCCACTGGTGGATCCGATACAGATATCATGGATCGATCCTGGTTGTGACACTGCTACGGTTGTCCTCACGATCATAGGAGGTGCCACAGCAGGGAATGGCACGTCAGTTGCCAACTCAAGGATGGTGCCCTTGACCACACGGAAACTACCAGTCAGTGCAGCAAATGGATTGAAGAGTGCAATCATCTCCAGTCTTCCTGCATTCAGGAAAGATGTAATCCAGTTTGCTTCTTGGAAGATCTCACCGTCAGCAACCATCTCAATGGAGTTTGCTTCAGTCTTGACCACCTGTGAGTTGATATTCACTGATTCAATACCAGTGATCTTCACCTTGTTACCCTGAATAGTAACATCACCAGTGTAAGAAATGTTGTGGTCACCTTCCAAACGTTGACCAGACTTCTGCTCCTTATCATCTTTCAACTCAGTAGAGAGTTGAGGACCCCAAGGTGTGCGACCCATCTCGTCAGCATCAGGGTGATAAGGGATCTTATCTACTGGATAGAATCCACCACCTTGAATCTTCTTAAAGTATTGTGCTCTACGCTCTTTCTGCTTAACAGGGAAGGAAGCAAGATCATACTTAGAAGCGGTATTATTTGTATCACCAAAGTCAGGATCAGGGTTTGCTGCCTGCACATTAGATCCTGTAGATCCAGATGCTACAGACTCAGACTGTTGTGCCTTAGAGATATCAGGTGCAGAAGATGATCCCTCAGACTCAGACTGAGGACCGTTGGATTTGTTTTCATTCTTAGCACCCACGATCTCCTCGTGGTAGTTACCCATGACCTTCAGATAGAAGTCACCTTCTACTGTCAGCACATAGTTACCCTTGATAGTTTCACACTTATCTCTACCAATGATCTTGGTAGAGTTATTGGGGACATTCTGGTGTTGGTTACCAAAACTATCTTGGAAGTTGGTTTGACCACCAGGACCAGACTCGATTGCCTTTTCCTTGCCAGGTGTTGCGTCAAAGATCTTTTTAGCACCATTCAGGAAGGTTTGCACCTCCATCATGTAGGGATTGATGTCAGTAAACATCTGATCGATGTAACTGCCACCCAGACCGCTGCCATCCTTAGGGTTACCAGACTTCAGCAGAGAAGCATAGTTAGTGCCTTGGACAGCCTCATCAATGTTTGTACATGTCGTGGTGCCTATCAACGGGAACCACGCTTTCGCTTTCGGTCGTTTAATCTTCCTCCCACAATCTTTCTTGAAGAAGAGACCCAGGATTGCCAGGATAAATGCGATCAGTGATCCCCAGTCAAGATTAGTGAAGTCAAATTCCATGATCATGGAGACAGTTTCACCCAGTCGTGATGCTGCCTGACCCATTGCACGAGCAGTATTCACAGCAGAGATGATGTCGCCAGTGATACCTGACATACGATTCATCGCAGACTGGATACCCTCCAGAATACGGTTGGTGATACCTTCAACTGCTTCACCGATTGCAGATTGGATCACACTGGTGATCTTATCTACCGCTAGTGTTGCAATTTGGTTTGCAAAGTTTGCTGTGTCCGCTAGTGCTGCTTGGACTAATCCTAACCATGCAGGGACAGGAGCACAGAAGATAGCAAAGATCTGCTCAAGGAATCCCAGGATTGCAGTAATCACACCCATGGGAATGAAACTGGAGATGATCTTCACCAGTGCGTTAATCACCGTAGCGATTGCCTGTGCCAGGATCTCTTTCAGTGGTGCCAGCACACCAGCAATAGCACCAGACAGGTAGTTAGCGATCTTACCCAGGTGCTCCAGGACCTTATCACCTGCCAGTCTTGCACCATTGACCAGTGATACAAACTTATCCCCTGCTGATCCAATCGATGCTGCCATGTTGCCCATCTCTGTGAGCATTCTTCTGATGTCAGTCTCGAAACCTTCACCAGCAGATGCAGCAACACCATCACCAATACCCTGCTTCTCAACAGGAGGTTTGATTGGGTTAGTTACAGCGTTACCAGGAAGTGTTTCTTCCAGTGCAGAGATAGCGCCACGGGCATTATCTTGACCACCTACAGGACTGCTAGGTGATGATTGCTGTGTCTTAGCAAAAGAAGCACCATCCAATGCAGTAGTGCCAAGGGGAGTCTCTTGCTGTTTAGCATTAGCAGGAGCATCCTTCTCAGCAATCTTAGGATCTGCAACAGTAGTCCGCTTGTCAGCACCCTCTACTTGGAAACCACGGAATGCACCAAGGACGATCGGTAACTGTGCTTCATCTCCATCTAGGAAGAAACCCAGCACCCATGATCCACACTGCAACTCTGACATGGTGCCAGTGTTTTTAGTCTGTGGTTTATCAGTAGGAAGCAAGACATTTGCCCAAGGCAGCACCTCAGTAGGGACTTCCTTGATATAGTCTTCCTTTGACTTGTGTCCTGTATACCATCCTAGGATTCTGACACGGACTCTACCTAGTTTAGATGGGTCGTTGTTGTCTTCAACTTCACCCACCCACCAAGTATATCCATCTCTTCCTAGGACATCGGTGCGTTCTCTCATTGTGTGTAACTTTTCGTGTGATTATTTATCCGATTCTCTTAAACATAAATTCTCCCTCGGAGAAGTCCTTTCCCCATTTGAAGTCTCCTGTTTCGATATCGACACCTGTATCAATCGCACGATACTCTTCACCATTGAATCGTGCCTTGGAAAATACCTGCACATTGTCATGGATACAATCTCCATGTGTAGTGCCATTCCACCATTCACCATCCCAAGTCCAAATATAAGGACAGACATCTCTATCAAAGAGAAGATCCTTAGTGATGAATACTACGGTAGTGTCTGATGTGTATTCCCAAGTGTGCTCTGAATGCTTATATGCATTCGCCTCACTTCTATACTTATACCAAGATTTTGATTGGAGTCTCTTCTCTCCAACTCTTGTGAATCTCAAATCAATCTGAGGCCACTTAGCAGGATTCGACATTGCTTGTAGTTGATTCCTGTAGTGACCCAGTATTAGTTCTTCAAAGCTATTCATTGCAACCCTTACATGGTTGATTATAATAAATTATCTAGGTCTTGTCAAACGTCGTAGACTCGACACTCATCTGCTTCAGGATTAGAGTCACAATACATCTCAAATGGTGTAGGATCGTGATGATCACTTGGGTTGTTTTTGTGGTATTCTTCTAAGTCGTGCAATTCTGATTCGATGTGCCGACGTTGCTGAGGCGATGTTGTAGGATTGTTTAGGATATCCTTATCCTTTGCGATATGATCTTCGATTGACTTTTCCATAATAGCGATGGACTAAGTGTGTACAGTTATTTAGTAAGACTGCTTCTTGACTGAATCTCGTGTTAACGTTAATTCTGTCGTCAATCCCTCACGCTTGTAAGTGTGAGTGAGACCAGCAATCAAATACTTACCACTGTATTTCTTATCCTCTTTAACGTTTGCATTCTCACCAGACGATTGTGCTGATGCGGGAATAACAACTTTGAGGATTTGACCTACAGTGAGTGCAGGATTGCCAGGAATGACGATTGTCAGTTGGACAGACTTAAGCAAACTATAGCGAGATGAGGCATACATGCCAACAGATAATGTATCTTTGTTACCTTCAACACCTGCTTTATGATTAGCACTCTGCTGATTCTTCATGTCAGGCAAGTTTCTGATATGCAGTCTTGTGGGGGCAGACTTCTCGATATCAATGTCCTCTGGCAAAACATATGGTGGTTGTTTCTCAATCGTAGATGCCATAGCAAACACCTGCATATAATTCACTTCTCTCGGTGGAGAAATAGTGCCTCTCTTATTACTATTGCCAGAGTCTGTAACTGCTGAGTCAGTAGTAATAGGTAAGGAGATACCGATTGAGAGCGCCTTGTAGGTCCCTAGACGCATGTTTCTGAGGTGATCTGCCTTATCAGGGTATTGGACAGATTCAATGGCATACATACCATCATCTGGTGGATCTGCACCCTGTTGCTGTAAGGTGTAGACAAAATTCTCTGCACCATCTATCTGCCCCTCACACATACCATCAATAGACTGGAAACAGAATCCTTTCTTGTTTTCAAAGAAAAGAAAACCACTCTGCTTCAGACTTGATTTGCTACCTTTCTTTCTGACAACTTTGTCACAGATATGGCTAATTGCGTCTGTAACCTTCCAATTGGGCGAGATGAAGTTAATGGTGCTATGAGGCTCCATATACTTATTCTTTACCCTATCAGTCTCCCAGTATTTCTTGAGAAGATGCTTAGGAATATGGTCCTTACTCTGTGCCTTATCCATAGGACCAAATGATTTGAAGACTTTCTTCATCTCATTGCTGTAGATCTCAGGGGTTGCAGTGTGGAGGATATACATCTGACCACGCTCAGACTTGATGATGCTACCAATCTTATACACACGGAATTTGATATCCATGTCATCACCCTTTGAGGAGTTACACTCCAACTTGACATGGATTATCTCACCACCCATCAACGTTTTGTTGAAGTCAACAGAGTCAGCGATGGTAAAATCACATCTGATAAATGGAGATTCAATGGACTCGTAATACACGAAGTCCAGCACAATGTCCCTGATATCGTACTTCTCACCACCGACAAGCTCGATCTCAATCTTTTTTAATTCGTGTTGTCTAGATCTTCTATTTGCCATTTTACATCAGGTCTGTCATGTCGTTTCTAAAGTCTGCAACCAGACCAAACTTGGGAGAGAGGAAAGGCTCTGCTTCTTGAGGTTTCCAGTTAGGAATAACAATAGGTTGCTCCTCACCAGCAGATCCCACACTGATTGGTGGCATATTGAGTGCCTCAGCAAACGTTGTGCCACTACCAGCAAGTTGGAATGCCTCAGTAAACATCTTGTTTTTGTCTTCTTCCTCCTTCAGTTTTGCTTCATTGATCTTGGCACCAGGAGCGTGCTCAGCATCTGCCATCATGCTACCGAATTGACCCAGTGCTTTCTCCAGACCCTCCATCGCAAGGTCCATGCCACCCTTCTTAGTCCCAGAATCCTTACCATCACTGCTATCAGGTGGTGTGACTTCCACTTCCTTCATTGACTCAGGTGCCACCCCAGCAAGAGTCTCACCAGTTACATCATCCTTTGCACCAGGAAGTGCAGTGATTGTTTCACCCTGAGAATCTTTAGTAGTCAGTGCAAACTCTTGGGCAGCGCGGGCAGCATATGCTCTTGCCTGCTCATCAGTAACACCTTGCTTCTTCCAGGCGTTATAATTGTCTTGATATGATCTATTGTAGAAGAATGCGATCTCTGCTTGCTTAGCAGTGGTCATCTTCTTCAGATTATACTTATGAGATTTCGATTGACGGTTATACTTACCATGCTTCTTAGCAAGGTATTTCTTCCATGCTTCTGACTCCATCACTGCTTTCCATTCAGCAGATGTGGGATTGACACCAGTCAAATCATCAGGTTTCCAGAAGTTGTCACTGACAATCTTATTCATCTGGAGCATGGTGACATTACCAGCATCCTCTTTATAACGTAAGATATAACTCTTATCACCGACAGTCACCTTGTCGCTGCTGATTGAGTCCTTGTTATACTCTGTGGGACTAAACTTGACCTTACCACCCTCTGCATATCCCTTGAGGGTAGGTCTCATCGCACCACCCATAGAGAAACCAGGCATACCATATCCACCTGCTGCTGCCTGACGCATCCTCAGACCTGTCAGACCAGGAGATTTTCTAGTTGCAGGAGTATCAAATGGGACAACGAATGCACCACCTTTAGCAAATCCTTTGTAACCTACCCACTCTGTGCCATGACCAATGAATGCTGTAGATCTACCACCATCCAGTGATACAGGATATCCACTCTGAGGACCAGAGATCCACCCACCACGAGCGAATCCTTCTCCAGGGACTTGTCCACCCTGAGAGAATCCAAAGAATCCTGTTACTGCATTCCAGGCACTACCAAGCAGACTGCCACCAACCTTAAGGGCAGCACCCACAGGATTCTTAGCAACCTCCATGATGATACCCATTGTCTCTTTCAACAATGAAACGATGCCGTCAGGTTTCATCAAGGCATCAATTAACTCGGTATAGAATGATTCTTCACGACGAATGAAATTCCGTGCATGAGTCATCATCTCTCCGCCAGCAGATGCTTGTGGGAGGGTTACAGGTGCTCTAACTTTACCACCTGCTGCTTTACCTTCTACTCCATCACCGCCATCATTTTTAGGGGTGAAGAATTTCAGGACAGCAGTCAGTGCCTTCATACCCAGCAGCAGGGGTGCGAATGCAACTTGGAATCCAATACCGACGATCTTCTTGATAAATGGCAAGTGGGGTTTAACCGCCTCCAACATGCCACTCATGAATCCTCCAAGCGCCTTGAAGAATTCTTCAGAGTTTTTCTTCAATGGCTCAATTACTGCCATGAAGACATCGCCAACCTGCTTGAAGAAGTCGCCAAGGGGTTTGACAAGAGGCTCCAGCATGGGACCAATTGTCTTACCAATAGCACCACCAGTAAGACCGCCGACAGCACCACCGATTGCTGATCCAGCAGGACCAAACTTACTACCTAATGCCTGACCAATAGCGGTGCCAGCACCAGCGCCAACGCCACCACCAATTGCTTCTGCATCACTACCACCAGTTGCTTTGATCGCCATGGCGGTAGCAGTGCCTGCACCAAGGACGCCAGCGACCTTACCAAACTTACCACCAAAGACAGCTTTACCTGCCTTCAGCATATTCATCATGCCACCACCGATGAGTTTCAGCAGTGAGAATACTGCCGATACGGTAGCTTTTGGATTCCTAAGGAATGCCATCCCAATGAATAGTGGGGCGGCAGACAATACAAACTGGACAGCACCAAAGAATCCCTTCAGACTAATAGGATTCTCCAGAAACTTGGTGAGTCCATCGAAAGCGGATCCGACGAGAAAGCTGGAAACTTTGAAAATGAATTTACCAAGGGCGGCGAGTCCCTTCGCAAGTCGTTGGACTTTTTCTGGATTCTTTGATAACCAGTCCAGAAGACCGAAGATGACAAAGTATTTGAGAAAGAATCCAGCGAGCCTAGCGAGAGCACCGAAGAGACCACCAAACGCTTTCTTAGTTTGCTCTTTGAATTCTTTACGGATAACCTGAAATTTCCCAGGTTTCTTCTTAGTCTTAGCCTCCGCTGCATCACGGAGCTCTCGTGCCTGTTGCTTCTTCTTATCAGTTAATTCTTTTGCTTTGTCTTTCTTCTCATCAGCACGAATCTTACCTTCTGTTTTCGCAAGGTTACTTTGATTCCTAATCTGAGAGTTGACAGATGCTGCCATTGACTCTGCAAGTTTCTCTGTGGTCAGAGCAACACTATTCAGCGTTGCACCCAGAGAGTTAATACCTGAGATCAGACTCTTAACACTGACCTGCACATCACCCATTGCCTTAGCAGCAGTGAGTGGAGTGTATTTAGATCCACCCGAGCCAACAGATCCCTTATAAGATACCATCTTATAAAGTTTTGCCTTCGGGATCTTGACTTGTTTAGCTTCTGCCATTTATTAGAAGGGGGCGACCATGGGAGAGGGCTTAGTCCAGACGACCTGAGGTCCTCCACCTTGATTATTTATTACATGTTGGACAGCAGTTTGCTGCTTCAGAATAGGCACCACCGCTGGTGTCATCTCCTGATCCTTCTTACGCTGTGCCTGCTCTTTAGACTTGCGTTGGACTGAATACAGGTTACCAGCAGTCACCTCAGGTGCAATCTGGGAGATTGTTGCTCTTTGCTTGATAGCACTCTCTGCTGCTGCTCCACGAGCACGACTCATACCAGCACGCAAAGATGCCTCACCACTACCACTCATGCCAATACCCTTAGCAAAGGCATCTCTGAAGGTGGTCTCGAATCCCTTGACGAGAGCATCCATTGCCTGCTCTAGAGTCTGTGGTTTAGACTCTGTAGTGGATTGAGTCTGTCCATCTGGAGTTGCTGCATTATCAGATCCCGTCTGAGGGGATGATCCCTCACCTTGTGTCTTAACATCACCAAGTTTCTTAGATGGTCTGACAGATCTAGGTGCTTTCCACATCCAGACATCACCATCAGGCAACTGATTCTGGAAGAGATTCTTGTCCATGAAGTAATACTTACCAGGACCATCAGTCTTGTTACCAGCACTGTTGGTCTTCTTCCAGGTGCCACCAAAACCTAGTTGTCCAAATGGATCATGGACTACGAATCCATCATCCTTCATGCCAACAACCATACCCCAGTGACCCGATCCTTTATATTTGAATCCAACGGGCACAGGATATCCTGCCTGAATCTCATCACGGAGTGCTTGCCAACTCATCCCAGTTTGCAGAGATGATGCAATACCAAAGTCAGCAAGTGCTTTTTTCTGAGGATATGCTTCTGTAGAGATGCCATATTCACTGCGGACCTTATTATAATCCTCAGCAGTCATGGGTTTGCCAGTGAGTTGTGCTACCCACATTGCCATTGTAGTTGAATAGCACTGAGTATCACCAGGGCGACCATACTTGTCTGCCTTGTTTGCTCTCTGGTTGATGTAGGGCACATCTTGAATGATCTTGCCACCCTCTGCAGCTGCCTGCTTACCACCATACTTTACATACATCTGCATGAATGTTTCAGCAGAGTATTTTGCTTGCCCACCGTATCCACCACCTTTACGCATCTCAGGACCACCCTCAATGGATGCCCACTCACCACCAAGGCGATAGATCTCATTGATGGACAACCCATCATCAATATTGACACCACGACGTTTGATGAGTTTAAGTGCTGCATCATCCTGTCTGGAGTTAGTCATTTCACCACCCATGATCTCATCCCAGGTGGTAGACAAGAATTGATATCTACCAGCAGCATCAGACCTCAGACTTGTCCCAAGGACTTCTCTAGGATGCTCTGTGCCACTAAATTGCTTTCCTGTATACTGCGTCTTATATCCATCATTAGCATATTGCGAAGTGCCCTCAGCATCAGCGATAGCATTCAGCAGTGCTCTAGCGTTACCAGACTGAGACGATGCTCCAGACGATGCATTAGATACTGGTGGAGGAGCACCAGGACTAGAAGTAGGTTGTGCTGCAGATTGTGCAGGGGGAGGAGTCTTAGATGCCTTCATACCAAGCATTCGCTTGATAGTCTGCACACCCTTATTTAAGATACCAAGAAGACTCTTATCATCAGTGTTTGTAATTAACTCAAGTAGTGTCACCTTGAGTTTATCAATCTCTCTCTGAGGACCAACTGGAGGTGGTGGACCAACCATACCACCCGCTGCTCGACCCATACCATCAAAGTCAGTCATACCAAATGTCAATGCATCCAAGAATCCAGCACCCACGCTGGCAGGATTCATCAATCTTTTGGCATTACTAATAACAAACTGGATTGTCTTGCCGATGACATCCATGGTGCCACCAACAATGAAACCGATAAAGTCACCAAGGATTTTCGCTCCATCTAGGATGAGCTCAATCATCCCACCCAAGAATCCAAAGAGTGCCCCAAACATCTCTTTCATGGGCTCAAAGATGGGCATCAAGGCATCCTTGATGACATCAAAGGACATCTTAAAGAATTCACCGATAGGACCCATGATGGGCTCGATGATGGGTCCAATAGACTTACCTAACCATTCACCCAGGAAACCACCAACGGCACTACCAATCATAGGTGCCAGGGGTCCCAACCAGGGAGCAACTGCTGTCAGAGCAGCAGCACCAGCGACACCACCGACTGCTTGTCCAACACCAGCACCAACCGCTGTGCCTGCACCCTCACCACTAGACAGACCTGCTGCAATACGAGCACCACCACCGAGTATGGACATTCCTGCCATACCCTTCATACTCATCATGCCACGACCCATGCGACCTAGAGTCGTCGATCCTTTGAAGGATGCTCGTCCAGTGACTCTGGTTGCGAATCTATTCTTTGCTGCCTTGCCGCCATAACGGCGAGCATATCTCTGTCTCGCTGCCTTGGATGCGTTGCTAGATCTAACACCTCTAGGTGGTCTAGCGTTGGGGTCTACACCTGCTTGCTTTGATGAATTAAATATACCCTTGACCCAGTTGATGTCCTGCATCAACTTCCAAGGCATCAGGATATACTGTGCTGCCCTAAGTGTAGCAAATCCACCAAGGACTTGGAATGCACCGAGAAGGAATCTCAGTCCTCTCCCTACCTTACCCTCGTTTAGATCACTGAAGTCACCAAACATATTTGTGAGACCATCCATGATCCCACCGACACCAAATTTGACAAGATTGAATGCAAACTTGCCAATAGCAAATGCTAATTTGAATACTTTAACGAATGCCTCTGGATTCTTCTCCATGACATCCAAGACACCAAACATGATAAAGTATTTGGCAACAGTGCCAAGAATACCAGCAAGTGCCTGTAAGAAACCCTTGACTGGTTTCTTGACTTTCTCTGCTATTTTCTTCTTATCTTCCTGTGCGTCGTCTACGCCCTTTTCTGCCTGCTCCTCAGAATCGTCTCTCTTATCTCTCTGGAAGAGTTTCTTAGCAAACTTCTTCATCTTAGCGCCGAAGGTTAGTTTCTCCTTGCGCTCTTCTTTGACCTCTGTGATCTGCTCTTGAGTGTTTGTCTTGAGAAACTCTCTTTCAAACTCGATTAACTTTCTCGCTTGATCCAGATTGACGCCAATACCTTGGACCGCAACACCAGTACGATTGATGCCCTTCCGAAGCTCCTGAAGGTTTTTACCTACGGGAGACTTTACGGCGGTTGGTTTGATTTTGACGAAACTACGGATAGCAGCCATTAGAGAGACATACGATTTTTCTCTGCGGATTGCCGTCTTTCCTCTTCAGCAATGTATGCTAATAGGAGATTCACATATACATCTCTTTCCCACGGCATAAGATTCTCAATTTCAGTTAGAGAATACTTGTGGTGTTGTGCAAGTGCAAAATTAGTCTTGTAATAGTTTTCAAGACTATTATGCATTAGGGCTACTCGAAAAAAGATGCGAGACCCTCAAGCACAATCTCACTGGTAACACCAGTTTTGGGATTGTTGATAGGTAAGGTATACTGCAGTTTGGGCATTGTCTCAAAGAATTCTTGAATCTTTGCAAATTGCTCAGAGTTAAGATTCTCTAGAAACTCCAATGCTTCCTTAGTGGTGAAGGAGTCATATACTTCTTCATCATCATATACTTGACCGATGCAGCTGGCAGCAAGTTTGAAGACATCATCCATAGAAGGATTGTCTGACATATTCTGGTTGACGAAGACTTCCAGGGAAGGATACTTCATCACAACACCAACTTTATTGTCAAGTTTGATCTTCTGCTTGTGATTTTCAGGGACTACAACATCAACCATGTCCAGGGGGACACTGACTTCAACTTGAGTCTCTTCATCATCAGGGCAGGTGACCTTAAATTCACTGACCTCACCAACTGCCTTGCCACGAATCTTCAGGAAGATATATTCAATCTCAAAGGTAGCGAGATCTTCAACCTTATTCTTCAGGTTAGTGCAGTTTTTGATGATAGTCTTAACCGCTTTGATCATCTCTTTGTCATTCTGAGATTCCATTGCCAGATACAGCAACTTCTCTTCCTTGACCAGAAATGGACGGTATGCGACTTTGGTGCCCGAGAGGGGCATTGTCAATTCATATTCAGGAATTGCAAGTTTGGGTAAAGGCATGATATTCCATTACAGTTGGAATTATTTAGACACCAAACTGCGAGACATCTGCCTGTTGTGTAGAGAATCCAAGTGCTTCTGCTGTTGCATCAAATGTATTGATGGTCTTATCAGCTGATGCATTAGTATGGGGCATGACATCATCTGCCACAGTATCAAATCTATATCTCTCATAGTAGAAGGAGATATCCAGTTTGATCAACTGTGTAGGACCATTGTTGACGTTAATAGCAGACATATCAAATGGGAATGCACCATACAACTCCCATACACCAGTGACTCTATTCAGTCTCTGCTCATATTGTCTGCCATCATTAAGGCGTCCTTCAAATACAATAGGAGATCCAACTTCCCACTTCTTAATTCTGATGTTGGTTGTATATTCGTTATAGAAGGTAACTCTATTCTCAGCATCTGATGCTGTGTAATTCATCCACTTCTCAAACATATCTCTATGATAGAGATCCTTAGGAAGAAGAAAAGATACACTCATCTCAGAGAATGAAGTGTCAGTAGCGAATCTACGCATTGCACCCACACTTCTAACCTGACCAGTGGTAATTCTTCTACCAGGAATGGTCACATCATCAGCGAGAGCATTGACGTAATCGTAATGGTTTTGATAGTTTCTTCTTACGTTATCATCATTTGCTGCCAACACAGGAGGGACAGCGATTTCGATACCGTAAAGGTTGGATCTGGCAGGCTCAAGACGCCCAGACCCTACTAGGTCCATAAACCTAGTGAAACCATTATCGGCTCTGAATGCCATTACAGTCTACTCCAAATAAAGCTAGAAGGGACATCAATCATTCTCCCTACTCTAGGCATCGTAAACTGCTCAATTGGTAGTGGAGTCATGTCTGTGAGATCTTCCTTAAGGATAGTCTTCACAGCAGATACATTAGACATGAAGTATTTATGATGACACCGCCTCGGATAAGCAAGACTTCCTGCTGCCCAATTCTTACAGATCGACTTTCTAGCATCAGGTCTCAGATAGTGGACGTTACCACCAGAGAATTGCATATTCTGAGTATCCTTATCGGTGATCAACACCATAGGAAACCTGTCATAGAAGGGCAGTTTATCTGCTGTAGCAGCACCGTAAGAAAACAGGATGATATCACCTACATCAAAAGTGCCAGTATAGTCCTGCAGTCCATACATTAACTGCTCCCTATACCACTCTTTAGATTGCTTTGTGCCTCCTGCTAAATCTTTAACGTCTGTAAAGATGCTCATACCTTCAATTCTACTTCGGTGAGTATCATGAATTCCATTTTGCGATCATTACAGTATTCTCTTGCTGCCTTCCACTTCGCATCATTGACAGCATATGTCTTAACTTCGCTCAGATATTTTCTAGTAACTCTTCCCTTCCTTTTAGGGGGCGCAGTCTGCGACTTCGGTTTAACCTCAACAATGAACCTCTGAGTCCTTCCGCTCCTGGTTCGTGCTCTGACGTAGAAATCGGGGAAATAGCGATGAACCCGATTGTCAACAGGACTGATGTATGGAATAACGATCTCTTCACTTCCCCACTCCAAGACGTTTTCATTCTTGTCGCACCATACCATAAACTTTCTTTCCCACAAACTTCGATAAATAATATTTGTAGGATCACCCTTATACTTATGTCTATTTGATGGTCGGAATCTTCCAGAATAACTCATGGCACTCATTTATCCAAGGGCAAAACCTTACGGTGCTAATTCATCAAACAGTGGCAACTCAGTCAGAGATGACTCAAAGTTTCCTACTGAGGTGATCGACTACCTAAGATTTGAAATCTTTGATCCCATTGATGACAGTCTAACTAAGACGTTATATTTATATTTACCCAACAAACTTAGCGAAAACTACACTGCCAAGTATAACGGTGTTGAGTTGGGTGCAACTGGTGCTGCAGCAGTAGGTGCTGCTCGTGATGCCATCGCTGCTGGTGGTATTGGTAATGGTTTTGGTGAGCAAGTCCAGGCATTTGCTAAAGCAGCAAAACCACAACTTGGATATTCTCTCGGTGCTGGTGCAATCAACCAAGTTGTGAGTGCAACTGGTGGATCTGGTAGTTTGAATGCTAACTCACTGTCAGCACTGACCCAAAAGAGGATCTTTAACCCCTATGAAGAGGCAATCTTCCAGGGCACCACATTTAGAGATCACAACTTCGACTTTAAGATGGCACCTAAGGATAAGTCGGATGTTGACACAATTATTGAGATCATCGATACGATGAGAAAGGCAATGTTGCCTGGTAAAGATGGCACCAACTGGTTGACCCTTCCTAACTACTTCAGAATGGCAGTTATGCGTCATACAAGTAGTGGTGATGACGAATCAATCAGCGCACCTGATGCTGGTGGTTATCTTGCAAAGATTATGCAGTTTCCTACAAATCTGGTCCTGACAGACATGAATGTTGACCTGTCACCCGATGGAAACTACGCATCTCTCCAAACTCGCCTTGGTGGAGATCAAACCTATGATTATGGTCCTGTTTCTTACTCAATGCGTCTTGCATTCAAAGAAACTTCTTACCTTACTAGGGAGTCCTTTACCTGATGGCTGGTTATTTCTCTTATTTACCCCAAGTATATGTAAGGACATCGAGTTATCGCACAAATAACGTCGATCCTTACAAACTTGCTAAGAATATCTTCCGTAGAATCAAAATTCGGGAGAATCTTGACGATGTGATCTTGGGATTCACCCAATATACCATTCCCAACAATACAAGACCTGAGCAGGTTGCTCATGAGTATTATGGAGTGGCAGATTATGATTGGGTGGTATTGATCTGCAATAACATCATCAATGTATATGATGAATGGCCAATGACAGAGCACGAGCTCTATTCATATATGGTCAGAAAGTATGGTAAGAATGAAGTTGATGGAGTGCATCATTACGTCACTCAGGAGCAAAGAAATGCTGATGGTCGTATTGTCCTGAAAGGTGATATTCAGGTCCCTCAAGACTTTACTTATAGAAAGTATGATGGCACTTTTGTCCCCTTGCAAGAGTTAACACGTCCTGTTAGCAATTACGACTACGAATCCGAAATTAACGACTACAAGCGTAATATCTACCTTCTTAGAAGGGACTATATTAACCAGTTTGTCGAAGAATTTGAAGAAATGGTCGGTTATCTGCCTTCTGCTGAAACTGATCCTGATAGCGAATCTAAGAGATCTGAGAATGTGGTCCAGGAGCAGTTTATCTCCGTCAAACCCACTTATCAGACTCTGGTTGGTCAGACCTCATCTATCGAATTTGCTTCTACACAAGAATACACCTCACGGACAGTCACGCTCGAAGGCGTTGAATATCAGCAAGGTGATGTCTTGGCAGATGGTAGCACAATCGGTGTTACCTTCGGTGCGGCAGGCACTGCTGCTACTGTGCTTGCAGGTGTGGAAGACGAAGAAGTGGTTAACTCCTTCGGTAGTGCTGGATCCTCCAGTGGTCAAACCAGTGGATCTTCAGGATCCTCTGGATCTAGCAGCAGCAGTGGATCTTCAGGATCTAGCGGCAGCAGTGGATCTAGCGGCGGATCTTATGGTGGTGGATACTAAAAAAGATCGTGATCTTTTCCATACTGTAGCAATTCTTTCAGATGACCCACATGTTGCGCTCCAAGTGCAATTTGTGGGTATTCTGCTTCTGGACCAAATTCTGTTTCAAACGCTCTTTGCGAAAAATGCTGGTTTAGGCGATATTCCAGATATTCGCCTCCAAGCGATTTGAGCAGTGCTGCTGCTCTTTCACATTCTTGACTACCATTGCTGTAAATGACTGCTGTCTGTGGAATCATTGGTCGCGTTGTCTCCAATCGTCGATTTCTTCTTGAGTAGGGACTTTGATACTGAAGGCAAGACCTTCTTCTTCAAATTCCTTATTCATTTTTTCGTATGTCTCGGGAGTGATCTTTTCAAATTCAGTCACGTTGTCTCCAATCATCAGGTTTGTCTTGCTTAAACCAATCAGCAATTTCGTCTGCACCAGAGAATCCAGTGCGATAGTTGGATGGGTCAGGATCCCCTAATCCCATTTTATTCATAAAATCATCCATACTACCTTCTTCGATGTCCTGAGCGGCATGACGGCGTGCTTTACGCAACCACTCTCTGGCAGTTGTATTCGCTTTAGACAGTTTCTCTGCCCAGATCATATCCTCTAATTTTACATCTTCTTTGTTAGCAATCTTTTTGCAAATAAACTCTAATCTGAGGCGATACTGGGTTGAGAGCATTTTATCAGTCCGAGAGAGATTTTTCAATTTCGTTGATTCTCGTGAATTCGGCATATGCCGCTTCAGAGCGAGAATTCAGGATATCACGAATATCCTCTAATATGATACCAGGGTCTACATAGTCGTCAAGGTATTTGTCGATCGCTTCCTTCAGATAGCGGTGACGGTGCCATTCGGGAGAATAGGGTTTATACATGATTAGGGGACCATTGACAAAACTATCATACACGCGATCCATGGATCTGTCAATTATTTATGAAAAACCCTGGGGACAAAAAAATACCCCGAATTTTTTTTCGGGGTCTCTGTGAACTGAAAGTCAAATAATATATGAGGTCAGCAGGGTCTCCTGCGGATGTGGTCGCGTGTCTCGTAGTATCCTTCAACATAGTTGTAAGGACCTAACCAGTAACCATCTACCCAGTGTCTACGGGTCACCACATACTCACACATCCTCCTACGAGGTCGTCGATAGTAATCCCTATGCACATGTCCGTGATAGTGGTGATGATGATCATCTTTGAATGGCTCCCAAAACTCTCCCCATGTCAGAGCATTTGCTGGGGCAGCAGTTAGAAGTAACAGGGGGAGAGCAAGGAGTTTCATTTGAAGATCAATGCGTAGTAGGTAGCGATGACTAAGAGGGTGAGACAGACCCTCTCATATGTCCATCTCAATCCTCTGCTGCGAGAGAAGCGAAGTAGGACAGATCGGGCTCGTCTGACTCCTCAATCTTACTGCCGAAACCACTCGGAGTGGGGTCTGCTTGGACCACTGGATCAGGTGCCACAATGTCGGACCCGTTGAAGTCCATACCCTCATCCTCTGCTTCGATCCGACGACCCTGAGTGGGGCGTGAGGTCTTACCGAGGACCAGATTCAGACGCTCTTCCAGTTTCTCAAAGGACTTGAATGCACTGGGGTCAGTGAATTCCTTGAGAGAATACTGGGACTTCCAGATCTCTTCCAGTCGCTCGTCACTGAAGTTACCGAGCGTAGAAGGTGCAGCGAAGTCAGACTTATCGTAATTCCAGTAACCACCAATGGTCTGGATCTTGATACGGAAGTCAGCACCCTTCCAGAGATCGAAAGGATTGATGGGCTCTTCATCCTCAAACTGAGGTTGCATGGAAGACACGATCTTATCGTGGATCTTCTTGCCATACTTGTAGAGGAAAACTTTACCCTCATTCTCAGGGTTGAGTTGATCCTTCACGACATAGACATTGCTGTAGTAAGACAGTTTACGCTTCTGCTTACGAGCGATCTCTTTGTCAGAATCAATACCGCTATTCCAGAGAGTCCGATTCAACTCACCGACAGGATCCTTCTGACCCAGAGTGGTCAGGGAGTTTTCAATATACCATCCACCAGGACCTTGGAAAGCGTGGGACCAAACCTGTGCCCAGGGCAGATCTTCCCCGTCAGGCTCGGGCAGGAAACGAATGACGGCATAACCGTTGCCGCTCTTGTCCACTCCAGGTTTCCAGAGACGCTCATCAGGACCTGCACCCTGAGGCTTGGACATCTTCTCAATCTGTTGAGTCAGTTTAGCAAACTGTCCAGACTTGGACTTCATACTTGCAAATGACATTTGTGTTTCTCCGTTGTGTTTGTGTGTGCGTTGGGTCTTACGTCCGAAGCAGTCTCCCACTCCCATCTGCCCAACAAAAGTATTATGGCATCACTCAGCGCCTTTGGCAAGCTGCTGTGTGCGGTTTATGATCAGGACCCTCTCTCCATCGTGAGTGAATTGCAACTCATCATCAGGGTCCCAGAGCAGCTCCTCGTATAGGTCATCGAGTTTCTGCATGTCTTCGTATAGTGCATTAGGATTGGGCATCTTTGATCTCCTTTCTCCATGACTGTAGTTTGTCTTCCATAGTCTGAAGGATCATCATGAGATCCATGCCACCAGAGTATTGCTTAGACATAGTATCTATACGCTCCTTAACAAAGGCAGCTTCCTCATTCCCCTCCTCTGGATTTAATCCATGAGAAGCGAGAGCAAGACGTGCATAGAATACTTTTTGCTTCGCAATCAACTCAAGAGTTTTCTCGATGTGATCGAGTCTCTCTTCAGGGCTAAAATCAGAAAGACCCGCTGACATCTTCAGCAGGTCTGTGTATGTTTGTTGGATATCTTCTAACTCAGACTGCACTGCATCTGACTTGAAGAATTCTTCATCTACGCTCATAGTGGTAGGACTCCTCTGCTTGTGCGTTTCATATAATTAAGTTGTTGTGCATCCCATTTGATTTTGTCTTTGAGAGGTTTGGAGATCAGTTTACTGACAGTCTCAACTTCAATCTCAAACTCCTCACAGATGGAAGTTACTGCTTCTATGTAGTTGATCAGACCCTTACTCTCTTTGACTCTGTGCTCAACCAAAGACGTAAACTTTCCTTGTGTCATAAACTTTTCTTCAATCTCTTTCATTTAATACCCCCGACGTAGTAGTGATAGTCTTCGATCCATTCACAGAGGGTATCGATGTAAGGTATTTTATCATACTTTTGGACAACTTGAGTCTCTCCATTCTCAGCAACAGAGATAGTCACAAGTTTAGTCACCTCAACACCAGTCAATTCATAATACATGTAAGCATATGCTGCTTCCTGCACAAAGAATTTCTCTAGATGCTCCTCTTTTTTAAGTCTTGTTGTGGTCTTGAAGTCTATGATAGCAAGCTCGCCATCATACTCAGCAATACAATCAACGCGCCCAGCAATGCCAAGGCGACGAGAGTAAAGAGGGGCTTCAAGAACGTGTATATTAGAAATAAGATCAAGATCCTTACGAGCAAACCCAAAGAGGTACTTGGGAAGACCCTCGCTCGCTTCAACTTTTTCCAATTCATTTTTTAGATAGTGCTCCACGATAGTGTGATACTTTGTGCCACGCCATGATGCAGCACGACGAATCTTTTCCGCCTCAGTATACCCTACACGTTTCTCCCATGCAAGGATACCCTGCTTCGATTGATGACCAACGACGGTGGTGACACTAGGCATCCACACATCATCGATCTTATAAAAGCGTCCATGATCTAACGTCCTGCTCTCATACTCAACGAGATCAGCAGCAGGACCCACAATGTTAAAAGGCATCATCCAAATCCGAGATTGATTTTACTGATCAGATACTCTCGACAGAGACCAGATCTAACGATGTCTTCAATACCAAACTCAACGCAATCAAAGGAGGGCATAGACTGAAGAATCTTCATGAAGTCTAGCACACCTGTCCTCTCATTGCTCTTAATCAGGTCAGACTGTGTGTAATCACCAGAGAAAATGATCTTACAATCCTCACCAACACGAGTGATAATAGAATCCAACTCGTGGAAGTTGAGGTTAGAGAATTCATCAACAATAATGATGCACTTATCCATGGTGACACCACGGATGAATGATGTAGACCAGAAGGAGATAGTTTCCTGTGCTCTCAGATTGTCATAGAGACTCTCGAAAGCAGCATCGTCTGGCATCTCAAACATATACTTCACCATATTCTTATAAGGAATCTGGTAAAGGTTGCTCTTATCCTCATGGTCTCCAGGGAGGAAACCAATCTCTCTGGTAGGGACCAGGGAGCGGACCATGTATACCTTCTCATAGGGAGAGGCAGGGTCCAGCACCTGCTGTAGTGCTAGGTAGAGACTAATAAAGGTCTTACCCGTGCCAGCAGCACCGTGCAAGACCAGATTCTTTCCTTCAGCATAGGAATTAAACACCTGCTCCTGATTGTCAGTGAGCGGCTCAATGATCTTAAGATGGTCTAGGTTAATAGGCTTCTTACGACGCATTTGCTTCGGGGTCATTCCGTTGGGTGACTTCTTAGCTCTAGGCATATCAGGTATAACGAGAGAGGTTGGCGCGAGGATGCTCGCTCTGGACTTTGGACATGACTTCTTTGAATCCGTCAGATTGTTTGGGTTGTCCGTAGGTTACCCCACCGACTCCTTCCATCCAATCTTTGTCCCAATCAGGGTTATCTTTTTTCCACTGATCATATTCTTTCATGGTCATGGAGAGAGTTTGCTTCTCTCCTGTGGTCTTATTTATTACGGGGTAGGTAGGCATTATTCTATTAGGATAGAGGGTTGATCATAGCAAGTGCTGTTGCAACCACAGTCTTCTGATTCACATTCCCACTCAAGTGCTTCAGCAATCTGAGGGAATTGACAGACGAAGTGTTGCTTACACAGTTTGGCAATCTCCATGTGCTCTAGTTGTGTGCCGTTAGCAGATCTCAGAGTGATGTAATGGATCCATGAACGCACAGAGCCCGTCATGTAGATTTTGGTGGGCGTGGCGAGAGGAAGCACAAAACGAGCACACTCCTTAGCAATCCCTTCACGCAGCAACTCATTATAAAGATCCATACCTTCGATAAAGTATTGGTGGATCCTTCCTTGGAGAAACGCTTTCTTCTCCGCTTCAACATCATCAATAGAATTCTGACGATTCTTAGAATCTTGAGAGCGTAGATCAGGGACAGGGATCTGTGGAGTGAGGAGATTGGTGTCAGCATATCGTTGGGAGAACTCTTGATATGTGAAGGACCTATGGCGCAGGATTTGAGCTGCGATACCCCGAGTAGTGTTGATCTCCAGGGTCATGAATGCTTGCTCAAACACAGACCAGTGACCATGCTTGATGCAATACCCCAGGAGTTTTGCAACCTTGGGGTTGTCCTGATTGTTTGGATTGCTTACACGGGCAACATAACCCATGTGCTTCTCCGCATCAGGAGTCACAGAGATGAGGCAGACCTTTGCAGATGCAACCTCAGGATGAATATCAGTCATGCTTAAAAAGAATCCTCGCAATAATAATAAGTGCTGCTGCCTTCAGGTATCCGATGGTTGCCAAACCAAACAGACCAGGCATTAACCAATTCCATAGTAGCAGAAGAATGACAGGATAGCATAGCATCCCTACAAGGAATCCCAATGCTGCTGCACCTGTCATGATATTTTTCTGCTTCTCATCTTCTTCTTGATCTGCCTCTTCTTTAGCAGCAATGTCTTGCAACTTCTGCTCAAAGGCAGCCTTGGCATTAAAATAAACGTCGTCGTTACTCATTTCTTTTTCTTATCGAGACCCCAGAGTTTTGGATTACGAGTGCCCATAGCATAGTCCATCTTCTTCATGACATGCCCAAACATATCATAGTATGCATCGAAGATGTCTGCTTGCATACCCATAACAATATCATGCCAAGTCTCTTCTCCCTTTTGCAACGTGAGGAGGTAAGCATTATTGGGAAGAGACTTATCTTCGGCAGCGGCTTTAGTGCAACCCGTATGGATGACCTTACATCCATAAGAGTTGATCACTTCGATTTGTTGATCATTCAATTTCAACCTCTGCCTCCCCATTCAATGTTAGGGAATGCTTCCTTCACCACAGAGAGGGTAACACGATACTTCTTATGCAGGGTCTTATTCACTGCCTTGATAAGGACTTCAGCCTCCTCTTGATGGAGTCCTTCCAGCATCTGAATAAACATATTCTCTACCTTCATACCAGGGAGACGATCGTCACCACCCTTGAAGAAGCGATAGAGTTTCTTGCTCTCCTGCTCCAGGAGAGTGTGCTCTGTGCCCTTAGGAGCGTCGTTAGGACGGTAAGGGACATCTTCACCTAGGGGGACGCGAGGCACGATGCTCTCGTCGAAGTTGATGATGAAGATAGAGCGGAGGGTAGGAGTATTATTCTCCTGAAGGATTTTAATCTTCGCTGCCTTTGTCTTGGCAGAGTGTGCCTTTTGAAGGACTTCAGAAATAAGCAATCTCATCTCAAAATTCAGTAATGTGGTCTAGCATTTCATTCAACGCATGTCTCATGAAATAGGGATACATCTTGCCCCGTGCTGGGGTCTCTGTATTCTCAAACGTATTTATGATGTTGTCATTGACCTCCTTTGGAATGAATTCAAAGTCAATCAGTTTCTGATTACGCTCGTAGTTTTTGAAGGTGATGTCATCAGTAAACATCTCAGGCGATTGGTCAACCCAACGTGCCAGTTTGACTTTAGACATGGGTCGCTGACGTTTGCCAGCAACAAAGGTGTCATCATCAGACAGGAAGTTAGGGATGCCATCAGAGCGATCACCCTTCAGGATGTGCTCAGCAATGTATTGCTTTGGATCTTCACACTGGACAAACTTCTTCTGGATAGGATTGTATTGATCAACAAACCTATACTTCTGAAGTTGTTGGAAGTCTTTATCACCTGAGAGGATGAGGACCTTGCGAGGAGGTTGCATATTATTCTGCAACCTGATGTTAGCAAGACCTTGATCCTTTACCAGTGTAGCAATGATATCATCTGCTTCAGCACCATCAACCTCAACAACTTTGTAAGGGAGGTGCTCACGAATCTCGTCCCGAATCTTATTCAGGACCTCAAAGATCTCATGCCAATCGAAGTTGGACTTCTCTCGATCTTTCTTGCGAGTCCCCTTGTAGTGAGGAAACTCTTTCCGTCGCCAGTAATGCTTGCTGTCATAGCAAAGGACCAGCTCGCCGTAATCTTTGTAAAACTTATTCCGATAAGATCGGAGTGAGTTTAAGACCATGTGGCGGACCAGTCCTTCACTGATGTCAGTCGTGTGTGCTAGTGAAACCATCAGGTTGCTGATGCAAACCTGATTCATATCGACAAGGATCATCAGACCTCAATCATCTTCATCGTCAATCATATCATCATCGTTGTCAATACGCAAGTATAAAAGGTCTGCAGGGTCCACATAACCATCTTCAGTTTGCATCTCAGGATGCATCACAACTGCTGCATACTCAGCACGGTCCTTCCACTCATCAAAAATCCCCTTGAGATTCCATGCTGCGATGAGTCCCAAGAGGAATGATCCGATTGTGAGGAAGAAAGCGATGTATAGAAAACTTAGGTCTGCCATAACGCCTCTCCTTATGTGTAATTATTTAGACACTTTCTTCTTGCGTCCAGGTTTACGATCTGCATGATACTTCCAGGCGTCTTCAAGGATCCCATAGAAATACTTCTCTAGTTTCCTTGCCTTGGGTTTACCAAGGTGCCCGTATGCCTCACGCAGGGTCTTGTCTCCTCCCTTAATGTATGCTCTCAACTCTTCCACAATGAAAGAGATCTGTGCAGCAGAGGATGATTCAATAAATTCATTCGTCTCACGACGAGTCCACTTACCGAGTTTCAAATAGTCATACATTCTAAAGAGGTATCGATCGTTGACCATCGCTTCATCGATAGCACGGTCAACGATTTCATAAAGCTCAGTTAGTGAAGAGTCTTTCATCAAAGAAGTTGTTGCTCACGCAGGTATTTAACAGTCTCGGTGCATCCACCCATCTTCCGACCACCAATGATGACCTGAGGGAAGGTAGATCCTTGTCCAAACTCAGCATAGAATTGCTCTTTGGTGAAGTTTGTCCCGAGGACATACTCACTATACCCCCAACCCTTTGACTTGTAAACCTCTTTGATCTTTGTGCAGAAGGGACAACCAGGACGGGAATAAATTGCTGTTGCTCTTGGTGATGTGGGTGCCATAGTATTAAAAGTAGAGAGAAAAAAAGGGACCCGAAGGTCCCAAAGCATCAGATTCCGCTTCTGTATTATGTATATCAGAAACTCCAGGTCACACCGACCTTGGTGCCATAACCGTTATCAGCATCATCCACGCCGCCAGCGAAGGAGAGCTCACCATACACATCCAGGGACTCGGTTGCAGCAACGCTACCATAGACCTTACCAGACAGCACGGTGTCAGACTCACCACCGTCAGTTACGACGAAGGAAGGACCGATCTGAGCGCCGTAGGACACAGCACCAGCAGAGCCAGCGTAGCCCACATGAGCGTCTGTCGTCGTCCCAGTGTAGTCCGAGCCAGTGAATCCTGAGTTTGCCTCTACGTTAACGTAGGGACCTGCCAGGGCAGCACCAGGAGCAGCGAAAGCGACGGCTGCAGCGGCAGCAGCGAAAGCAGTTTTGATCATTGTTGTTTACCTTTAGTTACTTGCGGAATGGTTACCCGCAGATGGATAGGGACTCGACTTGTCCCGTGTTAAGTATCGTTACTTATCGTAACGACATATGTATAATAGCACAGAGTTGAAATTTGTCAACCGTGTGACAGTTGCTGGAAATCTTTCTCAAAGATGTCCAAACCCTCACGAGTGAGGACGTGATCATACATCTTGTCGAAGACCCCTGGTGGCAACGTGACTACGTTAGCACCATACAGCAGGCAGCGAGACACATGGTGGACATCTCGCAAACTGGCTGCAAGGATCTGGGTCTCGGCACCATGGGTCCGATACAGACCAGAGATTCCTCGGACCAGCTCAACTCCACTGAAAGAGTTGTCGTTGCAGCGTCCCACGAAGGGAGAAATATATGTTGCTCCTGCCTTTGCTGCCATCACTGCCTGAGCAGCAGAGAAGCAAAGGGTTACGTTAGTCTTTTGACCACCCAAAGCAAGATCACTACATGCAATCAGTCCTTCTCGTGTGAGAGGAAGTTTGATAGTGATAGCAGGGTCCTTAAGATCCGTAAATTGATTTGCATTTTCAAGCATCTGCTCAGCGACAGTGCCGTCAACCTCAGCAGAGATACTCTCGAAGTGAAACTCATCCGAGAGTCGCTTGATAAAGTCAAGATAGTCTACGCCTGACTTACGCACCAGGGTAGGGTTAGTTGTGATTCCATCTACCAGTCCCGTCTTATAACGATCGCGAATGGCATCGAAATCTGCTGTGTCCAGAAAAATCTTCATGATACTGTTAGGTGTGGACCACGGAGAGTCAGGGATTCGAACCCTGGGATGCTTTCACATCGCTGGTTTTCAAGACCAGTGCCATAAACCACTCGACCAACTCTCCAAGGAGGTCCTTACCGTGCCTCCAATTTAATAAATGATTCGTTGAGATTATAGTGCAACTTATAATTCTCTGTCAAGACATAGTATCCAACGATGTCGTTTCCATCACAGGACCAACCGTATGCCTTGACTGTTTCCTCTAGACCATCAATCCTGAGTTTCTTGTGCCCCTTCAGATACTCCAGGTATCTCTGGTCCAGATTGATCATCGGCGGTCTCCCCTTTATCTTTAGATAGCATATCACGGATCGCAGACATATCCTGCTCCGTAAGATTATCTATAGAATCTCCTTCGGTTTCACGAGGATCTTCAAGACTCTTAACATCTTGCGTCAATCCTTCCAGGTCTTTGATCAGTTGTTGATCAGGACGCCATGCTGCACCCTTAGGTTGATAGTCAAGATTCTTGATGGTAGCAACATTGCTACTCCAATATCTCTTCATCTTCTTCATCATCTTAGCACGACCCTTAGGGTCATCCTTGTATTGCTCGATGACCTTACGGAGCATCCGCAACTCACGAGTGGACTTCTCCAGGGATCTCTCCGCTGCAGAGTCACTCTTCTTTCCAAAACCTGCCATAGTTAGCTCGCTTGTGTAATGATAATCCTAAACTTCATTCTATCACGGTTTCTGTCAGAGCAGAAATACCAGATGGGTGAGTTTGTATTGTGAGACTCCTGGTATATAGCCTCCTTAGCAAGGCGTCTTGCCATCTTATCATCCTCATACCATGCAACCAGTTTCTTCTTAGGAAGTTTGAAGTTGCTCTGGTAGTCGGGATAGTAAGGAGTTGCTGAGGTATTCTCATCATCCTCACGACGATTGGGTGGCCATTGCAAATCAAATGCCATGCCTTCCTGATATCCTTGACCAGGATAAATGATTTGAATTACATGAATGACTGCCTGCCAGTAGTATCTAGTCCTACTTGCCTGTCCTGTTGGGACTCTGGTGGGGTAGAAAGTAATACCAATCCTCAGTTTAGCAGCAACACTAATGTTGCCTGCACCTTGTAAGGCATCACCATCCAGGACATAATCATGGATGAATGTGGTGGGAGCATAGTAATCTACCGCAGCAGGTCCAGCAGTCCACTCAGACTGGAGAGTATTCTCATACCCATCCCCTCTAGATGCAATGCCTACCTCATACCAAGGTTGATATGTCTTGGCAAATGCTGTAGGTGCTAGGTCCTTGATCGTTGATCCTCCACTAATGTTGAGACCATCAAATCTAGTGACCAAGAAATTCTCTAGGAGATTATTGTAGCAACCAGTCAGCTTCCTGTAAAGGTGTGTGGGTTTTTCATACTGCTCATACTCACTGAGTGCCTCTGAAATATATCCTGTATCGATATATCCACCAGAGATGTTAGGCATGAATCTATTATTCTCTGTCCTACTATGCCCTCCAAGATGCTCAGGATTCAACTCTAGTGCTCCATGCATAGAAACAGGGAGACTGTTTGAATAGACATTAGTATATCTTCCCACACTCTTCTGCTCAGAGTTTACATGCCAGGAGTCTGTTGCTTTTGATCCTGCTTGATACTTACCTGAGTTGTAAGGTTTGAATTGCATACCAAAGGATTGGATAGCACCAACGTTACCCTGAATAGGATTGGTCCAACCAGATCCACCAGCAAATGCCATGATGTCATCGTCTGCCATCACAGAAGACAACTGAATAGCAAAGGAAGAATCAAATACTCCATTGTCAACATCATACAAAGCAATGTGTGGTGATACTGTGCCTGTCTGTGGTCCAGTAATCAACTCAAGGAATTCAAATGTAAATGTATCACCTGTGCTGAGGTTGATATCTGAAGTATGAATGTCTTGACCAATTGCTGGCCATCTCTCCGCAGTCCAGGTGCCCGTGTAGATAGTGCTCCCATTCTTTTTGAAGCGGAATCTAAACTTCATACAGGACGCCAAGGTGCCACCTGTAATGCCACCCATTGAGACGATCCTGTAAGTGCCAGGACCCTTGATAGCGACAGTCTGGGTGTCATTGAGACGAGCACTGTAACTACCTACACATCTCTTACACTCGTGGTCATTAAGGAAGTCAACAGAGATCGTAGAAGGTGTGTCTCCACCACAACCAGTCCTAGCGATGGTTACATCCTTGAATGAATTTTCAACGATTCTACTGTCACAACCAGAGGGAGCGAGTGATCTGTAAACAGGAGGTGGTGCATCATCTTCATACACATAGCATTGGATACCCTCAAGGTGGTAACCATTGCTCTGCCACTGCACCTTATGCCAGAATTTCAGGTCATCATAATCATCATCCCCATTCATGAGGTCTTCCCACATCTGTTTGTTTCTACCATGCCACTTGGTTTGATCCTTGTCATTAGGATTCCACCTGTGGTCAGAGAATAAACAGTAGTTGCCTTCCGCAGTGCTGATACCACTACCACGGAAACCATCACCCTGTGTTTGGAAGTTGATCTGCTGTCCTCTACTCAGACTATTCTGATCACCACCATCAGGGATGAGGAAGAATCCCATACTGCCACCCCTATATGAATTCAATTGGGATGCTGTGATGGTGACACGATTGATGTCAGATCCTGACTGTGCAGATGGCACAACCACATAACCAACCTGAGGACCATTCTCAGTTGCAAGATAATATCCTAGAGCATTGTCGTAACCAGCAGATCCTTTCTCAGTGTCAGTAGTGACCAGAAGATTTGCTTGAATCTCTCCTCTAGGAATTCTATAAGCATTCAGTTTCTTATATGTCTGAGGAAACTCCTGCTCAAATTCAGGGTCAATGGTATACATATGATCATTACCATTGTAGTAACGATACAAAGCATTGGCCTGCTCGTCATCACCCATCCAGGAAATCATATCGGATCCTGAAGTGAAGACATGTCCAAGCAGAGAGCTAAACTGCATACCAGCAGCATTCATAGTGGATCTCTCACCAGGACCAGGAGAGTCAGGAGATCCTGGGTTGGTGGTCATGAAACCATCACCTGAAGAGTTGGTGTAGTAGTAGAGACCTGTAGTTAACTCTTTATCTCCCTGATAGATAGGATCTCTCAGGATATAAAATGCTGCGTCACCACTGCCGACTCTGCTGTAGCGGTGTTTGCCACCACTCTCGGTTTCATAGATCGGGACTCTGGGTGGGAAGCAATTCTTGACACAGACTCTATCTTTGTTTGCACTCCAGTTGTTTGGGTAGTAGGTGTCACCATCCTGCTTGGGTGGCGTCCACCGACCGCCAATGTAGGGACGGAAGAAACAATCCAGCGAGTTTCTAACGCAACGCTCCCAGTCAAGGTCCTGCTCACGGTTGTTGTCTTTACAGTAGAGGATTTCACCTGTTAGTTTATTTCTCCAACGATAGTTACCAATACTCTCTACCTGACCACGGACTCTGAGTTTCATAACTTCAGCACAGTCGTCACCATCTCCAAGGTAAACAACTGATGAGTGGTCATTAGGATCAGGTGTCTTAATGATCAGACCACCATCGATCCATGGCATATCAGGAATGTAATCTGAGATCCAATCCAGGAAACCAAAATCAATATCAATAACGTTGTCGTCTACCTCAGGGATCTCTGCCGATGGTTGCAACTGTGGGAGACCAGGGTAACAACGTCCCACCAACTCCTGAATAACCTCAGCAGGTGTTGGAGGTGGTGGCTCTACAGCAGGCACCACAGGGATCTCTGGATTCTGCTGGTCAAGAGGGTTAGGTCTTAGTGGAGGAGTGCCTGCATAGCATCTACCAACCAACTCCTGAATCACATCAGCAGGGGTTGGTGTAGGCACAGGACCACCACTCGTGCCACCCAGTCCAGCAGAGGCAGGGTTGCTACCATCGAGAGCGTTAGGTTGGTTAGGTATTACATACCCAGGAGTGCCGATGTAACACCTCTCAACTATGTTCCTGATATCCTCTGCAGACATTATCTAATGAAGTGCTTTCGTTATATTTATTGTCGTCCCAATGTCTTACTGCGTTGCTCACAATAGCAACGTTAGTGACCATATAAGAAACAAGTATAGCAGTGCGTATGATAGCCACTGTGTCTGCCTCTCTGTCATTTCTACCTGCCTTTTCTCCTAATGCTTTTGCCCAGACTCTCCAGGCACTCTTTTTTCTTGACATAAAAAAAGGATCCCGAAGGATCCAGTATATCAGAGAGCGTTGCCTCTTGGCAAGACTTCTTCTGGGAAGATGAAGTTTTCATGTGGTTGATCCACCGATGCCATCCAGTTACGAAGACCCTCATTCAAGAGGATGTTCTTCGTGTAGAAGGTCTCAAACTCAGGATCCTCCGCAGCTCTGATCTCTTGAGATACAAAATCATAGGCACGAAGATTAAGGGCAAGACCGATAATGCCAATGGATGCAGTCCAGAGCCCCATAACAGGGACAAACAACATAAAGAAATGAAGCCACCGCTTGTTGCTAAACGCGATGCCAAAAATCTGCGACCAAAAGCGGTTTGCCGTAACCATTGAATAAGTTTCTTCTTCTTGCGTTGAATCAAACGCCTTAAACGTGTTTGCTTGCTCACCATCCTGATACAAAGTATTCTCTACTGTAACACCATGGATCGCAGAAAGCAACGCCCCACCCAGGATACCTGCTACTCCCATCATGTGGAAGGGATTCAGGGTCCAATTGTGAAATCCTTGGAGGAAGAGTAGGAAGCGGAAGATTGCTGCAACACCGAAGGATGGAGCAAAGAACCAACTGCTCTGCCCCAGAGGATAGATGAGGAAAACAGAAACAAAGACAGCAATGGGACCAGAGA